CCTGCTACTCCTGATGAGCCAATCACAGTTGATGCAGCAGCTACTCCTGCTCCATTCAATAACACATCACTAGTTGGTGGATTTTACAACTGGTCATCATCCGCAACTCGCGCTCAAGCAATGGCAGTCCCAACAATCGCACGCGCTCGAGGAATTCTTTGTTCAACAGTTGCAAGTTTGCCAATGGAACAATACTCAAAACTTAATGGCGCACATTTAGGAACTCCAGCAGTAATCAATCAACCTGATCCACGCGTTCCAGGTTCTGCCATTTATGCCTGGATTGCTGAGGATTTATTATTCTTTGGCGTTGGTTACGGAATGGTAATGGAGCAATACGGTGACACAGGTCGCGTTCGTGCATGGACAAGAATTGCACCTGATCGCGTTGTTGCAAAGTTAAATGCTAACTCAACTGAAATTATCGGCTATCAAGTAGATGGCGCAATCGTTCCAAATCAAGGCATTGGTTCACTTATTGTTTTTTATGGTTTAGATGAAGGAATTCTTAATCGCGCAGGTCGCACAATTCGTGCGGCACATGCTTTGGAACAAGCTGCAGAAACATTTGCAAAAGAGCCTGTTCCATTGCAGGTTTTGAAATCAAATGGCACAAACTTGCCAGCCGAGCGCATTGCAAAGTTGCTCGAGGCATGGCGTGCTGCTCGAACAAATAAATCAACTGCCTTTCTTAATGCAGATGTTGAATTGCAAGCGTTGGGCATAGACCCAGCGAAACTCCAACTCAATGAGGCTCGTCAGTATGTCGCATTGGAACTTGCTCGCGCTTGCAACCTTCCTGCGTACTTTGTCAGTGCTGAAACAACGAGCATGACTTACTCCAACACCACATCGGAAAGGCGCGGACTCATCGATTTCAGTTTGAGGTCCATCCTCACGAGCATTGAGCAAAGACTCAGCATGCCGGATTTTGTCAGCAGTACAACAGAAATTCGTTTTTCACTTGATGACTTCCTTCGCGGTAATGCGTTGGAGCGTGCTCAGGTTTATCAGATTCTTAACACAATCGGTGCAATGTCAGTCGAACAAATCAGAGAAGAAGAAGATTTAATTGACAATGGAGAAAGAGCATAAAATGAAAATAACAATGCCAGTTACACTCACTGCATCCGATGCTGAATCACGCATCATTGCAGGTCGCATAGTTCAATGGGATGCCGTTGGAAATACATCAGCAGGGCAAACAAAGTTTCTTGAAAATTCAATTAAACTTGGCAAGAATACGAAATTAGTGCTTGAGCACCAAATTACAAAGCCAATCGGAAAACTCGTAGAGTGGTCACAGGATGCAAGTGGAATAACTGCTTCATTCAAAATCGCTAAAACAACTGCAGGAAACGATGCACTTGAAGAAGCTGCTACAGGGCTTCGATCAGATTTCAGCGTTGGAGTGCAAGTTGATGCCTGGACAAACGAAGAGGGAGTCATGGCAATTTCTGATTCTCAACTCGTAGAAGTCAGCCTTGTTACATCAGGCGCAATTCCAGGAAGTGTTGTAGAAAAAGTAGCTGCAACAGATACACCCGAAATTTCTGAGGAAACTCAGGAAAACACAACCCAATCAATAGAAGGAGAACAAGTGTCAGACACTACCGTTCCAGAAGCATCTGCCGCAGAAACGGTAGAGGCTGCTAAGGTCGAAGTGAAGGCTGCAACTGCGCCATTCATTCAGACAACAGTTCGTCACCCAATCACATCACCAGCAACATTCCTTGAGCACTCAGTTCGCGCAACACTTGGCGATTCAACATCTGCTCTTTATGTTGCTGCTGCATCAGACGGAACACTTGCAACTGAACTTGCAGGTTTGAATCAAACTCCACAACTTACAACAGTGTGGAATCCAAAGACAACAAATGTGCGTCCAGCAATTTCTGCAATTCGCACTGCAACAATCCCAACAGGCACTGGATTAAAATTCCAAATTCCTCGTGTAAAAACTGCACCATCAGTGGCAGTCGCTGCTGAAAAGGGTGCGTTCTCAGATACTCAAATTGAAATCGAGTATGTAGATGTTACGCAGAAAAAATTTGCGGGCATGCAAAAATTCGATGTAGAGGTTCTCGATTTATCTACACCCGCCTTCTTTGAGGAAATGGTCCGCCTCATGGCAGATCAATACGCTGCAGCAACAGATTCAGAAGTTGCAACAGCAATCAAAGCAGGAACATTAGATTCAACTGCAATCACACTTCCTTGGGATGGAGATGAATTCTCAGGATTTATTTCACGCGGTGCAGCTTCAATCTATGCAGCTACAAAGCGCTTCCCAACAGGTGTTGTTATGTCACCTGATCAATGGGCAAACATCATTGCATTGAACGACTCAAACAAGCGTCCATTGTTCAATGTTGCAGGTTCACCACAAAACTCACTTGGCGACATCGAGCCAGGATCACCAGTTGGTTCAGTTCTTGGGCTTCCAGTTTATGTTGATCCAAACATGTCAGGTGTTGCAGACGATTCAATCGTCATGGTCAACCGCGATTCATTTGTTTGGTACGAAGGTGCAGGACCACTTCAACTTCGCACAAACATTGTTTCAACAGGTCAAGTTGAAGTTGGATACTACGGCTACGGTGCAGTTGCAACATTAACTGCAGGTGGTGCGTTCACATTCAACAATAACGCTTAATCTAAACAACTAATCATGAGGGGGAGGTTGCTCCCGATCTCCCCCTCAGCCGTTTAACAGAGAGGAACACTAATGGCTTCAATCGTCACAGTTGCAGAACTGCGCAGTATTTTGGGCGTTAGTGTTGCTCTTTATTCGGATAGTTACTTAACCGATGTGATTGATACCAGCGAGGCAGTAATTTTGCCAATGCTTGTTAAATACGCAACGGCAGTTGATAAAGTATCGCTGACAGATAATGTCGCTACTTATCACACAACAAACATTCATGAATTTACAGAAGGTCAATCAGTTGTCGTGACTGGTTGTGGTTCACCTTTCAACGCGACAGTGACAGTGAAGGCTGATCCTGATGCTTACTCATTCAGCGCAGACATCACCAATGCAGACATTCTTGAACGCAATGTCATTCCATCAGGGCTTGCCACTCTCTCAGGCGCTGCAACTTATGTCGGTGTCCCTGCAGTCGAGTCTGCCGTTCTCGCAGTTTCAGTTGAAGTATTCCAATCCCGAATTGCTCCAGGTGGACAAATCGAGGGCGTAGATTTCACATCAGTTTCACCTTATAGACTCGGGCGGTCACTATTCAACAGAGTTTCGGGGTTGCTCGGTCAATACCTCGATGTTGAAACAATGGCTCAATAATGACTGCATCAACGATTCTTTCGTCAGTCAGACAACCTTTAGCAAATGCCCTTTCAGGCGTTGCAGCTAATGTTTATGCGTATGTTCCTGAAGCGCCTCAAGTTCCTTTTTGCGTAACAGTCCCGGACTCACCTTATTTAGAATTACAAACAATCAACAAGACAACCTTGCACACCAAAATCAATTTGGTTATTTCAGTTGCGGTTGCTTACAACTCCAATCCAGCAAGCCTGGACAATTTGGAGCAGTTAATCATGAGCGTTCTCGCCGTCATCCCTGTTGGGTACACGATCGAGGCGGTTGAAAACCAACAGTTACTCAAGTCGGTCCATCAAATTGCTTGGTGTCCGATGTTCGAGTTTCCACTTACTACACACAAACAACCTAAAGGAAAAAAATGGCAACCACAGTAATTACAGGTCGCGATGTTTCTTTGTCTTTCACAGGTGGAACAGACATCGATGCTCAAGCGACATCAGCAGTTTTAACAAAGACAAATGTTCGTGAAACCTATCAAACACTTGATGGTGAAGCGTATAAGACAGTTAATGTTGAAGGCACATTTGCACTTGAAATGCTTGCAGACTGGGGCAAAACAGATTCAGTATGCGAGGCACTTTGGGCTGCTGCAGAATCAGCACCTGACACAGACATTTCGATTTCATTAACTGCCGCTACAGGCGCAGTTTTTGTTTTCCCAATTAAGCCTGAATTTCCAACCGCAGGTGGTGCAGGAACTGATGCTCAGACAGTATCATTCACATTCAAGGTTTCTAAGGGCGCAGTCGTAGAAACATTCAGTTAAGAAATAGAAACGGGAGCACAAAATGAAACTGCCAATTCTGATCGAGTTCAACTCAGGTGAAAAAGCAACTTATGTTGCACAACCGCCTGAATGGGCTAAGTGGGAAAAAGCAACAGGCAATACCATCGGCAAGGCTCAGGATTCCATCGGAATTTGGGACTTAATGTTTTTAGCGTATAACGCTGCAAAGCGTGAAGCAGGTGGCAAGCCAGTTAAGGCATTTGAGGTTTGGATGGAAACAGTTGCGGAAGTAACCGTTTTGGATGCAGACCCAAAAGTTTCCAGCCAGGAAGCATCAACCGAGTCCTAATCCAGTTAGCACTGGCAACGGGAATCCCGATGAGTGAATGGCAAACCGCAGAGGAAATTCTTACCGCGTTAGAAATACTTAAGGAGCAAGGAAATGGCAAAGGCTGAAATAGCATTTGACAAGACCGAACTTCGTGGCGTTTTTAAGGCGCTCAAGAACATGGATGAAGCTGCAACTGAGGAAGCAAGAAAGCAGTCAGGCGCTCTCTCAGAGTATGCACGCAAAGAGGTGATCGGCACTGCTAACGGTTTGCAATCTAAAGCCGTAGCAGGTCGCATCGCCGAAGGTGCAAGGGTTAAGAAGTCATCAAAGATTGGTGAAATTACTTACGGTTTTGCATCTCAGAAATTTAGCGGTGGAGCAACGACCAAAGACATTTGGGGCGGTTCTGAATTTGGTTCAAATAAGTTTAAGCAGTTCCCTGTTTGGTCAGGGCGTGAAGGTCGCGGTTCAAAGGGTTGGTTTATTTATCCAACACTTCGCCGAATCCAACCTCACATTGTTAGTGAATGGACTGCGGCATTTAGTCGCATCCTGAAAGAGTGGGGATAATGGCAACAGGTACAAGAGCGTTAACCCTCAAACTCATTGCAGACATTGATGACTTTAATAAGAATCTAAATAAAGGCTCAACCGAGGTCGAAGGCTTCGGGGGCAAGATTGAGAAGTTTGGAAAGGTCGCAGCAGCAGCATTTGCAGCAGCGGCAGCAGCAGCGGTTGCCTATGCGGGCAAACTTGCCATTGATGGAGTCAAGGCAGCCATCGAGGATGAAGCAGCGCAGGTTCGGCTTGCAGCAGCTCTCGAAAATGCAACAGGTGCAACTCGCGACCAAATCGCAGCAGTTGAACAACAAATCACAAAGACTGCACTTGCAACAGGTGTAGCAGACGATCAACTTCGTCCAGCATTGCAACGCCTAGCAGTTTCTACAGGTGACACAACAAAGGCTCAGGAACTTCTTAACCTTGCATTGGATGTCGCTCAGGCAACAGGTAAGCCACTTGAAACAGTGGCAAACGCATTAGGCAAAGCATATGATGGCAATACCGCATCACTTGGCAAACTAGGCATTGGTTTATCGGCAGCAGAACTCAAGACAATGAGTTTTACTGATGTTCAAAATCAACTATCGAATTTATTTGGTGGCGCTGCTGCAGCTAACGCAGAAACCTTTGAAGGTCGTATCGCTCGGCTCAAGGTTGCCTTTGATGAAGCCAAAGAAACTATTGGCTATGCCTTGCTTCCAATTATTGAAAAATTGATTTCATTTGTTGTTGATCAAGTTGTTCCCAACCTGCAAAAGTTTGCCAGTGCCTTTGACCCAATCAAAAAAGCCATTGAGGACAATAAAGAATCATTTGCGAAACTTTGGACTTTTATCGGAGATTATGTCATTCCAATTTTGACTACTCTTGCAGGCGGAGCACTTAGGGTTGTTGGGGAAATCTTTGGCAAAATTATCGACATCATTGGTGCTGCAATAGATAAGATTTCAGCATTTGTCGATGCAGTTCGTAACATGGTCAATGCAGTAATTTCAGCATATAACGCATTGCCAACTCCTAACATTTCGTTAATTGGCGGTGGCGGCGGTTCAATGGGAGCACCTGGAGCAATTTTAGGCGGTGGCTCAAACGCTGCAATTTTAGGTGCGGTTTCAGGTTTGGCAGGAATAACATCAGGCATTTCAGGATTAACTGGATCATCAGGTGGTGGAGGTTCATCAGCTAATAAAGCAGCACTGGCAAAACTTCAAGCGGATGCCGAAAAACTTGGTGCGTTGGTTGATATCCTCACAGGCAGTAATCAATACAAATCAACATTGACTCAAGAACAAGCAATCCGCCGTGCTGAAATGGCAGGTTCTCCAGTGCCCACATATAACATCACCGTCAATGGTGCAATCGATTCAGAATCTACTGCTCGACAAATCGTTGAGATTCTTAATGACTCAGCAGCTAGAGGAACGCTTGGCGCAGGAGCATTTGACCGATGACCGCATGGACTCCTGTTTGGCAGGTATCGATTGACGGGGGCACATTTACAACAGTCACCCTTGCCAATTTATCAGTAGCCTCAGGCAGAACGGACATCTATCAACAACCCGTTGCTGGCTATTGCACAGTTGAGTTGATCAATACAAACGGCGCAGATTTCAGCATTGATGTTAACAATTCATTCACATTGCAGGTTAAGAACACTAGCGGAACATTTACCGCAATCTTTGGTGGCTATGTGACAGATATTGACCAATCAGTCAAATCAAGCGGAGCATCAGCAATCGTTCAATCATTCAGAATTACTGCGCTCGGTGCATTGTCCAAACTTCCAAAGATTTTAACTAATGGCGTTTTGTCTAAGGATTTTGACGGTGATCAGATTTATTCAATCCTAGAGCCTGTATTTAGAAACTCATGGAATGAAGTTGCTCCTGCTTTAACTTGGGCTGCTTATACTCCTGCAACTGAAACATGGGCTAATGCTCAAAATGTCGGACTAGGCGAAATTGATCAACCTGGAGATTATGAACTGACTGCTCGATCGTCGAGTGAAATTGATGTTTATTCCCTTATTTCAGGACTTGCAATTTCAGGACTCGGTTACATTTATGAGGATGCTCAAGGGCGCATTTGTTATGCCGATGCAACTCATCGCAGTCAATACCTTGCATCTAATGGATACACAGAAGTTTCAGCAAATCACGCATTATCTAAAGGCATTGCAACATCACGCAGAATCGGTGACATCCGAAACAAGGTCAGCATCACTCACAAAAACGGTGGAATCGCTACTGCTCAAGATGACACATCTATTGCCATTTATGGGCAACAGGCTCAAAACATCACAACCTCGATTGAAAACACTGTTGATGCTGAAAGTCAGGCAGATTTCTATCTTGCGCTTCGTGCCTATCCTCAAAGCCTGTTCAAGTCCATCACTTTTGAATTGACCAATCCTGAGATTGATGATGCTGATCGTGATGCTCTCATTGGAGTATTTATGGGACTGCCTCTCTACATCACAGACTTGCCTGCAAACCTCGCAGGTGGATCATTTGAAGGATTCGTTGAAGGCTGGTCATTTAACGCTGGATTCAACAAACTCTCAGTCACACTGAATTTGTCACCTGTCGCCTTCAGTATGCAATTTATGAAGTGGCTTGATGTTGGAGCTGCTGAAACATGGAACACACTCAACCCAACCCTCGAGTGGATTGACGCTACAATAGTAGCCTGATAAAAGGAGAAAAATGGCAACAACAACCAACTATGGGTGGACAACACCTGATGACACTGATTATGTCAAAGATGGAGCATCGGCAATCCGCACTGTTGGTTCTGCCATTGATACATCCGTTAAATCACTAAACCCTGGAACAACCGCAGGTGATTTAGATTATTACACTTCTGCAACATCAAAAACAAGAATTGGAATTGGTTCAACGAATCAAGTCTTAACTGTAAGTGGTGGAGTGCCAACATGGTCAAATCCACAAGGCGGCTATTCTCAGTATCAAGTATTCACATCATCGGGAACTTGGACAGTTCCAGCAGGCGTTACAAAATGCGCTTATTATGCCGTTGGCGGTGGCGCAGGTGGTGGTTCAGGTGGAGTGCAAATTGCAAGCGGTTCTGCAAATGGTGGCGGTGGCGGCGCAGGTGGTCAAATTATTACAGACCCATTTTACACAGTAACGCCTGGCGCAAGCATTACAGTAACAATTGGCGCGGGCGGTGCTGGTGGAGCAGTTAAAACAACAATTGCTGGTCCAGGGGCAAATGGAAATGTCGGTTTAGCAGGAAACGCTTCTGTCTTTGATATAAATTCAACAGATGGTGGTGCGGCTGGTACAAATGCGCCAAGTGGCGGTACAGGTGCGGCTGGTGCGACAAATGCAATTATTACAAAAGCAGGTGGGTCAGGTGGTAACTCAGGCGTAGTGCCAACATTTATCACTTTGAAAAATCTATTTAATCAAACAGGCACATTAGGCTCAAATGGGTCAGCAGCAACAGTTGGAACAACTTTAGGAACTATTGGCACTGCAACGAACGCTGGCTTTGCTGGCGGTGGCGGTGGTGGGCAAGGTGTTGCAACATCTTCAACATTTACTCAGGCAAGCGGCGCGGCTGGTGTTGGCGGCGGTGGCGCAGGTGGAGCAGGTGCAACTTCAGCAACAAACATCACAACAACTGCAGGTGCAGGTGGAAATGGTGCTGCAAACTCAGGCGGCGGTGGCGGTGGCGGTGGAGCAGTTGAAAAGGTTGGAACAACTTCAACAACAATTACATCGGGCGCAGGCGGCAACGGCGGCTCTGGCATAGTAGTTATCTTTTACTAAGGAGAAATGAAAATGGCACATTTTGCAGAGATAGACAAAGACGGATTCGTTTTGCGCGTTCTCGTTGTAGATAATTCTCAAGAGTCACGCGGTCAGGAATTCTTGGCTAATGATTTAGGGCTTGGCGGTACCTGGATTCAAACATCTTACAATTCAAACATTCGTGGTAAGTACGCAGCGATTGGCGATAAGTACGATAAGAAAAAAGATGAATTCATTTCGCCAGTAATTATTGAGGAAACTCCAGCAATTACAGATGAAGCCTAAACTTTCTAAGTCAGCCATCCAACTTCGAGAGCAGCTTGATGACTCATTCCCCGATCGTGATCGTCGCTCGGACTCAGGGGCTTACTCAGATGCAAGGCATGCTGCTCGTAAGTCTGACCACAATGCGGATGCTAATGGTTGGGTACGCGCCATCGACATTGACCGTGACTTATCCAAAGGGCGCGATGTCATGCCCGACTTGGTTAATCAGGTTCGACTATATGCCAAAAAACATGGACGATTTAGTTACATCATATTTGACGAAAAGATTGCTTCACCCATCCTTAACTGGAAGTGGCGCAAATATCGCGGAATCAACCCGCACAAAAAACATGCACATTTCTCGTTTCGCAAAGATGCGGATTTGGATGGCTCGTTTTACAAAGAAATCCCTATGATCGGAGCAGAATGAAACTATCAAAGAACACAAAGAACGCAATCAAGTCCTACCTCAAGGCAGTTGCAGTTTCAGCAATTACTTTAGGACTTGCGCTCGTTGCAGACATTCGACCTGAATATGCAGTTCTTGCATCAGCGTTAGTTGCTCCAATCGTCAAATACCTTGACCCGACCGATGACCAAATCGCATGAGTCCAACAGACTGGACGGGTGTTGCAGTTGCTGCACTGACCGTTATTGGTTCATTTATTGGCTCAGTGAAGTGGTTAGTCAAGCATTACCTGAACGAGTTAAAGCCAAATTCAGGAAGTAGCATGCGCGATCAAATTACCGCTCTCGAAGCGCGTGTCGAAACAATTATTCGCATCCTAGAAAGGTAACAATTTACCTATGGCAAGGAAAGCAACAAAGCGACTCCAGGATGAAGGCTATTCAAAACTTGATGCTTACACCATTGGTTTGAATGAATTCTATAAATCACTTCGCCGTGCTGGTTTTAGCGTTGAACTTTCTCTTGCAATTTGCGTGGAGCGCTCGGCTTACCCTGAATGGATTTTGCCTAACCCTATAAACCCGAACATCCCTGAACCTGACTGGTACGACGATGAGGATGAATGACAAAAACAAAATCTCGAATTTTGGTAATCAGCGACCTGCAAATTCCGTATCATCACGAAGCTGCAGTAAAGAATTTAATCAAGTTAGTTAATCGAGAGAAGTTCGACCTCGTTCTCAACACGGGCGATGAATTAGACATGCAAGCACAATCGAAATGGGCAAAGGGAACAGGACTTGAATGGGAGGGTCAACTCGATGCTGATCGAAGCCTTGCTCAAGAAATACTTTGGGACTTACGCACAAGCGATATCACTCGTAGCAATCACACAGATCGGTTGTATCACACACTCCTGCGAGGAGCGCCATCCCTAATTGGTTTGCCTGAACTCGAATATCCAAAGTTTATGGACTTCGCCTCACTAGGCATCCGTTTTCATAAGAAGCCTTTCGAGTTTCATCCAGGTTGGGTTTTGGTTCATGGGGACGAGGGTTCGATGAACTCCAACGCAGGATTGACTGCCCTCGGTTTGGCTAAGAAGTTTGGCAAATCTGTCGTTTGCGGTCACACTCACAGGGCAGGGATAAGTGCCTATTCTGAGGGCATAGGAGGCTCCTACAGGACTCTTTGGGGTGTGGAGGCAGGTAATGTCATGGATAAGCGCAAAGCCTCTTATTTGAAGGCTGGAGCGGCTAATTGGCAGATGAGCGTGGCTATCCTAGAAACGCATGGAAAGAATCTTTCGCCTATGCTCATTCCAATCAACAAGGATGGCTCATTCACTGTTTATGGCAAGAATTATGGATGACCTCAAAATCGACATTTTCAGGGACATTGATGATCACATGGATGCGATGGAATCGTTACCGTTTCGTTATACAAATAAACGAGATTTTGTCAGGTAAGTGTGCAACCCTAATCCAGTAGCGAAATCCAGTAGCTGCAAAGGGAGCAAGAAATGAAAAAATGCATAACATGCGAAATGACTTTTCGCGGTAATCCAATCAACCCTGATCAAAACCCTAAAGAATGTTTTTTGTGTGCAACTAACTCATGGGGTCAAATGATGGGGATGGTGGGATAATGATTATCAACTCACTAACAATCCTCACAGTTGTTGGGGTTTGCATGGCAATTTATTTCTCATTCAAGTTAGGTTTAGAGGTTGGTTACGATCGAGGAATTGTTGACGGTCGCAAAGCCTTAAGAAAGCAGTTTGAGCAGGTTGGTCGATGAAAGCAACTGAGGCGCTCATCAATGCCATCGACATTATGCAAGATCGTGGTCGAATCTACGGTCATCCGAAAATCAATCAAGGTCGGATTGCTTCGCGGTTATCCAATCTATTCGATTTACCAATCACAGACTCTCAAGCTGCACTTGCAATGGTCGAGGTCAAACTCAGCAGAATCCAAGAAACCCCTAGTCACACAGACTCCTACATCGATGCAATCGCTTATCTTGCAATAGCACTGCAATTACAAACTGAGGAGGATGAACTTTATGTTTAATCTTGACAATTATGAGCCAGTTGAAAAACGACTAGGCAATCCAACAAAGGTAACTACATTTTGGGAGGACTATCCTGATGGGCGTGTTGAAACAGAACTTATTTCTTTTCAGGGTGATCGATACATTGTTAAAGCATGGCTTTATCGTACTTACGCGGATAGCGTGCCATTTTCCTCAGGACTCGCGGAGGAGAGCGTTAGCAGTCGAGGGGTTAATGCTACTAGCGCGTTGGAAAACTGTGAAACTAGCGCAATCGGTCGTGCGCTTGCAAACGCAGGTTATGCAGCTAAAGGCAAGCGACCATCAAAAGAGGAAATGATTAAGGTTGCGCGAAGCGAAATATCAAAACCCAAACCTGAGTACATTCCTGTTGAGAAAGAAGATGATCCTTGGACTATTAAAACCGTCGAAGCGCCAAAGTCTGCAGCTGAGGCAGTTGATTTAGTTAAAGAGATTATAGGCGGTACAACTGACAAAGATGCTCCTCGTTGCCCTCATGGAGAAATGGTTTGGCATCACGGAATGACGAAGGCAAACCGCGCTTGGGGTCATTTCAAGTG